CGCGCACGGGAAGAAGGATACGTCAACCTCACCCCCTTTCAACGACAGTTTGCCATGGAGTTCGTGCTATCCGGTACATCACTTAAAAAGATAGCCGCCCTCATGGAGCTTCCTAGACCCTTCATACAACGCATGTATAACGATCCCGTTGTAAGGGCATACATTAGCGATCTGCAAAAGGAATGCGCCGCACATCGGCTGATTAATGACCAATGGGTGGAAAATCAGCTGCTCAACAATTGGCCCAAGCTGATGGGGGAAGAGGCCGTTGATATCGTGACCTCAAAAGGATGCCACGTTAAGGCTAAGAAATACCATGCCAGCGAGGTAGGCGCTATGCTTCGGCACTTTGGCGCTACACGCGACGAAGGCCCCAAGGGTAATAGCGGTGTCAATGTGCAAATCAACTTTGCAGACATTTTCAGTAGGCCCGAGGATAGGGTTCCACAGGTCACGATTGACCTAGGTGACCACGATAGAGAGAGCAGCAAGGCTAGCCACGACGATGTAGCCATAAAGGCTAGCCACGACGATGCGTGACTATCGGGCCAACAAGAATGTAAGCCTCCCCAACGGTTGGCACCCGATGGCCCACCAACGGAGCTTTTTTGACTATCTTTTTGAAGGTGGCAGCTTCCCCGAAAGAAAGAGGGCCTTTTTGACATGGCATCGACGCGCGGGCAAAGACTCCTGTTCTATCAACGGCCTTGCTATTTCATCCCAGCTGAGACAGGGGACCTATTGGCACTTGCTCCCAACGCTGAATCAAGGACGCAAAGTAATCTGGAACGGAGTGGACAGTTCCGGGCGCAGGATTATCAATCAGGCATTCCCTAAAGAGCTAGTAGAGGCTCACAACGAAAACGAGATGACAATTAAGCTGCGTAATGGCAGCTTTTATCAGGTCGTAGGATCAGATAACTATAACAGCCTTGTGGGTGCCAATCCGCTAGGTGTTATTTTCTCGGAATGGGCCCTTTCTGACCCCGCTGCATGGGATTTCGTCCGTCCCATCCTTTTGGAGAATGGTGGTTTTGCCGCTTTTATCACCACTCCACGCGGTAAAAACCACGCATATAAGCAGTGGAAAGCCGCCAAGCTTAATCCGAAGTGGTTTACAAGCCTCCGGACGGTAAATGACACCTTCCGAAACGATGGGAGGCCCATCATTACGCCTGAGGACATACAATCAGAGAAAGATGAGGGCGTTCCTGAAGAGATAATCGAACAAGAATACTATTGCAGCTGGGAAGGCATTAATTTCGGGTCGATTTTCGGCCGTCAGCTGGGTAAATGGGAGCACCAACAGATAGAGTTTCCGGAACCCTTTATGCCGGGTATCCCCGTACTCACTGCATGGGATATCGGGCACCGTGATGCGACCGCCATATGGTTTTACCAGATTGTCAACGGCGAAATACATATAATTGACTACGAAGAGGGCACCGGCTCCGATGCTGACGAATGGCTAGATAAGCTGCAAGAAAAGCCCTACGCATTCGGCATGCCTGCGTTGCCCCACGATGCCAAGAATAAAACGTTCGCAACACGCTACTCCGCCCAAGACCGTTTTATCGAACGAAAATTGATTCCATATATAGTGCCCAACATGAGCCGGGCCGCTGGAATCCAAGCAGCGCGTGCAATCATCCCGATTGTGTGGTTTAATACCGGGAGCAAGCGCGTTCTAAAGGGCCTAGAACACCTAGAGCAATACCACTATGAGTGGGACCCGGAACAGAAGGTTTTCAGCACCGAACCGGCGCATGATGAACACTCTCATGGAGCCGATGGTTTCCGTATGCTCGCGCTGTCAAAAACGGTCATCGAGCAGTGCACAAAAGGCCGTAGCACGACACGCGGCCCCAATCACTACAATACCCCTATAGGACGTGCCCTGAACCTTGAAAATCTCTTCAAGGATCGGGAGCGCCAGCGCAACCAGTTTAGGAGAGTGTGATGGCCGTTGACAAGAAGCAGGAAAAGAATCCATGGCCCGCACGCCTAAAGGCATGGAAAAAGTTTTCCGAAAAGTTCCATGAAAGAGGGGTCCAGATTGAGGCTCGCTATGCGGATGACCGGGAGACTGAGGCTTCTGGTAGGCCGTCAATGGTGGGCGATACAGGCATTAAAAAGGTCAATATGTTCTATAGCAATACAACGGTTATCAAGGAGAGCCTTTATAACAGCCTCCCGAAGCCGGATGTAAGCCGCCTGCATAAAGGGGAAACGGAAAACGATCCCGCGCGTGTAGCGGCCATGATTATGGAACGGGGACTGACATATGAAATTCATTGTGCACCAAACTTTGACGTGTCGATCAAATGCGCAATTCTTGACCGACTTGTGCCGGGACTTGGTACTCTCTGGATCACCTTCATTCCCCCCTCAGAAGATGGACAAACTCCCGAAGAAATCGTCATCGATCCCGTCTACTGGATGGATTTTCTATACGAACCCCAAAGAGTCTGGGAACAAGTGACTTGGGCAGGACGTATTTTGCACGTTGACAGGGAAGAGGCAAAAAAGCGCTGGGGAGACAAAGTAAATGCTGCCACTCCTGAGAGGGGAGTCAACGCAGGAATAAGCGTTGCCGCTGACACGGTAAATGAGGGCAAAGTCTGCGTCATTCAGATGTGGGACAAAAAGAAGAAAAAGGTCCTTCATTTGACCAAGGAAGGGGAGATTCTAGACGAGGCAAAAGACCCCTACCAGCTACAGAAATTCTTCCCGTGCCCCAAGCCGTTGGTAGCGAGCCCTCCGACAAGTAAATTCTTGCCGATTCCGGACTACTATATCGCCCAAGACCAGTACATGGAATTGGATATCCTGTATGCCCGTATAAACCTTATTGTTGAGGCATGCCGGGTTGCAGGTACCTACGATGCCGCTACGCCAGCCATCGGACGCATGCTTGACGGCACCGAAAACAGGCTAATTCCGGTAGACAACTGGGCCATGTTTGCCGAACGTGGCGGAGTACAAGGCTCCATAAGCTGGTACCCCGTTGAACAGATAGTAAGTGTGCTGCAACAGCTGGTCAGCACTTACGAGTTCATGAAGAACCAGCTTTTTGAAGTCACGGGCATGGCAGATATCGTCCGTGGCTCTACCAATCAATACGAGACTGCATCTGCGCAGGAAATCAAGGCGCAGTTTGCCTCTGTGCGAATGAATGGCTTCCAAAGGGATGTTTCCTTCTTTGTCCGGGACGTGCTACGCGTCATGGGCGAAATGATGACCCAGCTATATAGCGATGGGAAGCTATCCAAGGTCACAGGAATACTGCCCGAGGCTGACCAGCAATATGTGCAATCAGCGTTGGAGCTACTTCGCAACGATTTTCTCACGAAATACACCATCGATATTGAAACTGATTCCCTGACCCAAGCGGACTGGGGCCTCCAACAGAAGCAAAGAATGGAGTTTGTCGGTGTCCTATCACAATATCTGCAATCGGCTATTCCGGCTGTTGAAGGCAACCCTGCGATGGGCCCCATCCTCGCCCAGATTGTCAAGTTCGCTTCTGTCGGCTTCAAGGGAGCATCCGAATTGGAAGGCGCTCTCGACGCGGCAATGCAGCAGCTTGCGCAATCCGCAGAAGCGGCGAAAAATGCTCCGCCAGAACCTTCCCCAGAGCAAGTCAAAGCCGAGGCCGCCAAAGCCGAGTCCGAAGCCAAGATAGCGGAGCGTCAACAGTCCGCCGCTTTGGATCAGCAACGGGGGCAGCAGGAACTAGACTTCATGAAACACAAATTCACCGCAGAATTGGAGTTCAACACACAGACGTTTGCCATGGAGGCAGCGCACAAGGAAAAGCTGGTCGCCATCGAGTTTCAGAGCAGCCAGCAACGCTCGGCCATGGAAGCGGAGCAAAATCAGGCCCGTTTTGCGCAGGAGCGCATGCAGGATGAAGCTGAGTCCGCCATGAGGCTGCAAAGAGAGGCTGCAAAGCCACTGACTCCGCCTACCCAGCCCGGGGGAAATAACAATGCCGTATAAGAGTGAAAAACAGAAGCGCTTGATGCAGGGAGTGGCACACAATCCTGCCTTCGCTGCCACCATGGGCATTCCACAGGCTGTGGGGCAGAAGTTTGAGCGCGAAGAAAGGGGTCATGAGAAAGAGGAAAAAGCGCGCTGGGAAGCTAGCCGAACAGGGGCCCGCGCTCATGCCCTTCGCCGTCGTCCCGGTGCAACGAAGTATTGACCATGATCTATACCTATGAAGAATGCTGTGGACAGAAGTGGGAAAGAATATGCTCACTCGCCGCCTATGAGGCTTGCAGAGAGTTTGCTTGTCCTGTGTGCGGCCGTGTGCTGGCTCGCCGCTATACGCCTCCGCGTATTTTTACAAAGAAGTTTGAACCGTTTATATCGCCTGTAGACGGTGCGCTAATCACCAACTCCCGGGAGCTAGTGGAACATAACAAGCGTAACCGGGTAGTCCAGCTACATGAAGGTTACGATGAGGCAGCCGTCAAAAAGTTCACTGAAACTGACTGGCAGAAGCCGCTAGCGAAAGAGGACCGCAAGGACCTAGACATTGACTTGAAAGCCGCTGTGCAAAAGCTGGAAGAAGGCTACACCCCGACCCCCGCACCATATACTGAGGAAATTCCCGATGCCTGACACCCTCCATGACGATATCCGCGCTGCTATTTCATCCTCTGCGGAATCACAGCAACAGCTGCCCCTAGGCGATGGTGGTGGCCCCAGTGACGACTTTAGCGGCCCTCCGGCCTCTGAAGTTTTGCCTCCGGTAATGCCGGATGACAAGAATGCCCCTTTGCAGCGGGGACCGGATGGCAAGTTCCTGCCGCGTGGGGCGGAGCCTCCTGAGCCGGTTCCTGCTGCGCCAAA